CTGCGTAAGGGTGAAGAAGTCTTTGACATGGACAAGATCCAAGTCGCAGCAGCTCTTACTAATCAAGCCGAGCAACTAGGCAAGGCAACTAGCCAGGCACAACTTCTTCAGATTGCCAATGATACTGCTCGCCTAAATATTAAGAAGTCAATTTCTGATCTAGAAGATGCTATTGCTTCTAAGGATGAAGCAGCCATAACTGCTGCAACCAAGAGACTTAATGAAGATCTAAAAATCTTTAGTGCTTTGACTGCTCAGAATGTAAAACTTGCAGACATCAAGTCGATCCTTGATACTCTAAAGCCAAAGGATCTAATCAATTTAACTAATCTAGATGCAGCACTTGCCAAGATTCAAGAAATGCTCAGATTACTTGCGCAAGCCAATGCACAGGGAACCGCTAAAATACCGACAAGCGGATCGCTTGGTTCAGGAATTCCAGTCGGAGATTACATCAAACCAATTTCCAAAGAGGTAGCAGCGCAAGGGTCTATCGGGGCTATTCTTGAATATGCAGATGCAGCAACCGAACGCGCTAACGCTTTTGCTTTATTGCAAGAACAACAGAATTATGCAGACATGCTTGCTCTTATTGAATATCAAAAATTGGTAGGCGATCTTGGTGGCTACAGCCCTGATATGAACCGAGGCAGGGGATATGGCGCAGGTGCAGGTGTCACAAACATTACAGTCAATACTGGTGTTGGTGATCCAGAGGCTATCGCTAGAGCTGTAGAAGATGTGATCCGTCAGTCATATCAGCGAGGCACTAGCTCAACAGGACTTCTAGCCGTATGACATGGCTTCCAGAATGGCGCATAACAGTCGGTACGACTGTGTACACCAATGTAACTGGGGTAAGTGTTACTACAGGGCGTATCGATATTGATCGCCAATGCCAAGCAGGTTATGCCCGTATGGACATCATCAACTCGACCAATGCCCTCTTTGACATCGATGTTACAGATTCCCTTACTTTAGAGCTTAAAGATAGTGATGGCGATTATGTTGCCGTATTCGGTGGCACAGTCTCAGACTTTTCTACTTCAGTCAGAAGCCCAGAAGAATCAGGATATGTAACTCTTGGCACAATCCTTGCAGTCGGTGCTTTGGCTAAACTGCCTAAAGCCATTTACACGGCTTCTGTAGCTCATGGACTTGATGGGGAACAGATCGCCATTATTCTGCAAGATCTTTTAGTAAATCAATGGCAAGAGGTTGCACCTACCCTTACATGGGCAACATACGATCCAACTACTACATGGGCTAATGCTGAGAATGTGGGATTGGGTGAGATCGATGCTGGTCTGTATCAGATGGACAATCTGTCAGCAGCTGATCGCAACACACAGACTTTAGTCCAACAAATTGCAGACAGCGCACTTGGAACACTCTACGAGGACAAGCAGGGGCGAATAGCCTATGCGGACGCGGATCATAGAAGTAATTACTTAGCAGCTAATGGCTCAACCCAGTTAGACGGAAACTACGCTTCCCCTGCCAGCGTTAAGTCAATCCTACAGATTGGCAAGATCCGCAATAGCGAGATTGTGCGATATGGCAACGACTATGGCAGCACCTATTCAGCCACAGACGATGCTTCTATTTCTACTTATGGTCGCTACCAAAGGACATTTGACTCGAACATCCGCTATTTGGCTGACATCGAGGACATTATCGACCGCGATCTAGCCCTGCGCTCAGTGCCAAGAACACAGCTAGATCAGATTACTTTCAGACTTGACAATCCTCTTATGCCAGATGCCCTTAGAGATGACCTTATAAACCTTTTCTTTGGCGAGCCAGTACTTATCACTAACCTGCCCTTCAACATGTTCGAGGGGTACTTCTCAGGCTTTGTAGAGGGCATCTCGATTAGAGCCAATGCATCTTTTGTCGATGCGACTATCTATGTCTCACCTACAGACTTTTCTCTTATAGCCCCGACATGGGCAACAGTAATTCCAACTAACACCATTTGGAGTGGCGTAAATGGTACACTACAGTGGTCTAAAGCGATCGGAGCTCTAACCTAATGGCAACAACAACCCCTAATTTTGGTTGGGCAGTACCAACCAGTACTGACCTAGTCAAGGATGGCGCAGTAGCCATTGAGACGCTAGGCGATGCAATCGATGCTTCACTTGTCGATTTGAAGGGTGGCACTACTGGTCAAGTCCTTGCTAAGGCAAGTAACGCAAACATGGATTTTTCATGGGTAACAGATGCCACAGGAATTCCAGCAACGATTTTCGATGCTAAGGGTGACATTATTGCTGCAACAGCAGCAGACACAGCTTCTCGCTTAGCAGTAGGTACTAATGGTCAAGTTTTGACTGCGGATTCAACTGCTGCAACTGGTTTGTCGTGGGCAACCGTTTCTGGTGGTGGTCTAATTCCTATTAGCGTGACTTCTTTTAGCGCAGTAAGCAGTCAATCAATAAACGATGTTTTTAGTTCGACCTACGATCATTACAAAATCTTCATGAATGTGACGGCTGGAAACGATGGAGCTGCTTTACTTTTCAGATTAAGAGTTTCTGGGGCAGACAATACTTCAAGTAATTACGAACGCGGAAACTACTATGTAGGTGCTTTTACGCCAGAAGCCGCAGGATCGCAAAACAGCGAACTTGCAACTTCATGGCTAATTTGTGCTAATTCCTCAACAGTAGGCTCATCTATGGAAATGTCTATTTATGATCCATTTTTAAGCGCATATACTAAAGAGTTACATACCGCAGTAGGTTACAATTTTTATACCCAAGGTGGAACATCTACAGTCACCACTTCGTACACTGGTTTTACAATACTTCCGACAGCAGGAACAATTACTGGAAATATCTATGTCTTTGGAGTGAAAAAATAATGACTGAAAAAGTATTTATTGGCATTGACAATAATCGTGTCGAACTAAAAGACCAAGAATTAGAAGTTTTTTTAGCCGATCAAGCTGCACTTTTGGCAGAAGTAGAAGCCGACAAAGCTGCAACCGAAGCCAAAAGAATTCAGCGCTTGGAATTGTTAAATAAATTAGGTTTGACTGAAAATGAAGCAAAACTATTTCTCGGATGAAACCTAAACTTTCTAAAGCTGCCAGCCAGTTAAGAGAGCAGTTTGATGATTCGTTCCCAGATCGTGACCGCACATCGGATGGTTGGATCGGTGATACCCGACACGCTGCTCGCAAGTCAGATCATAATCCAGATGAGCAGGGCTGGGTTCGTGCCATTGATGTGGACAAAGATCTGCACAAAAGTGGCAAGCCCGACATCATGGGAGATCTTGCTGATCAGCTTCGTACCTTGTCCAAATCCAAAACGGATAAGCGTATTGCTTACATCATTTACGATGGACGAATCTGTTCCCACATCCTTAACTGGAAGTGGCGCAAATACACAGGGGCTAACAAACACATTAAGCACATGCATGTTAGCTTTAAGAAAGAAGCTGACAATGATGGGGCTTTTTTTCAGATACCTATGTTAGGAGCATCTAATGAATGAACTAAAGACAGCAGCAGGATCTTGGGCGAGAGCCTTTTTGGTAGCAGCGATCTCCATGTATGCGGCTGGGGTCACAGATCCACAGGCACTCATTGCAGCTGGTATTGCATCAATTCTTCCACCTGTACTGCGATACCTTTCGCCTAATGATCCTTCTATGGGCATCAAGAAGTGACACAGTCAGACTTCTTCACGCTTTACCTTGCCACCATCGCAGCACTTGGCGGCTTGTCTGGCTATGTGATTACACACCTGTTGTCTGAAATTAAAAGACTCAACTCGCGTGTCGATGAGATCTATAACATCTTGCTTGACAGGTAACATAGTGCTATGGCAAGAAAAGCAACTAAGGCATTAGAGGAACAAGGCTACTCAAAGCTTGATGCTTATTGCATTGGGCTTTATGAATACTTCTGCTCGCTCAAGCGCGCAGGTTTTGCAGAAGATGTTGCCATGTTTATGATCACAGAGCCACAGGCTTACCCGCATTGGATATTGCCAGATCCTATATTGCCAGAGAAGTTTGGCGATTACGAAGACGATGAGGATGACGATTAAGCGAATAGTCGTAGTTTCGGACTTACAAGTCCCTTACCATGACAGGGTTGCAACCCGTAACCTTGCAAGTTTCATTAAGAATTTTAAGCCTGATCAAGTAGTAACCATAGGCGATGAGATTGACCTACCTCAGATAAGCAAGTGGGAAGAAGGGCGCATGGGCAGTTATGCCCAAACCCTAGATGATGACCGGAATGAAGCTGTGCAGTTGCTCTGGGAATTAGGCGTAACAGATTGCATCCGCAGCAATCACACAGATCGCCTGTATAACATCATCATGGCTAAAGTGCCAGCGTTCGGAGCATTGCCAGAGCTTCGCTTTGAGAAGTTTATGAAGTTCGATGAGTTAGGTATAACCTTCCATAAGAACCCAATGCCTATTGCACCTAACTGGATTGCAGTACATGGAGACCACACACCCATCAAGCCACAAGGGGGCTTATCAGCCCTAGAAGCGGCTCGTAGGCATGGAAAGAATGTCATCTCAGGTCATACCCACAGAGCAGGGCGTTCAGCCTTCTCAGAGGCTTCTGGTGGGCGTATAGGGCGTGTCCTGCATGGTGTCGAGGTAGGCAATCTCATGGACTTTAAGCAAGCTGCTTACACTAAAGGTGTAGCCAATTGGCAGCAAGCCTTTGCCATCATCTATGTCAATAAGAGCAAGGTTCAAGTGGACTTAATCCACATCGAAAAGGATGGCACATTCATTGTGGCTGGAAAGTCTTACGGCAGACCTAGATAATCGTTATCGTTTCGTTATCTAAATGTACTTGATCTGTCTGCCAGTTATGTCACACTAAGTCTGTAAGGGAAACTCCCGAACAGATAGGGCTAACATGAGCAATTTAGACAAGCTGTTTATTATCAGCATCATTGGTATTTTTATAGGCTTTGCCATTGTCATCTTTGATGTACAGCGCACAGCTTATGACAAGGGCGTACGCGATGGCTATCATCGAGGTCGCAGCATCAAGGGGCAGGAATGAGAGCCAGTGAGATCCTCTTATCAGCAACAGACACAATCCGCGAGCGTGGCTTATCATACGGTCACCCTTCAGATAACCTGCAACACACAGCGATGCTCCTCTCAGCATACTTACAGACACCGATACATGACTATCAAGTCGCAGGGATTATGGTGCTTGTTAAACTTGCAAGGACTAATCAATCAGCCCAGCACATCGACACATGGATCGATCTATGCAGCTATGGCGCACTCGCAGGACAACTAGCAACCGAGGAGAACGATCTCTATGTTTAATTTAGCCGATTACGAGCCAGTCGAGGTGAGACTTGAAAAGTTTATTAAGGACTATCCATCATTCCGTATTGCAACAGAGCTTGAAGTGGTCGAGACAACTCGATACATTGTTAAGGCTTATCTATTTAAGGATGCTAGCGATGGCGTTGCGTGGGCAACAGGCTACGCTGAGGAAACAGTTACTAGTCGCGGGGTTAATCAGACTTCAGCACTGGAGAATTGTGAGACTTCAGCGATCGGCAGAGCACTTGCAAATGCAGGTTATGCGCCTAAAGGAAAGAGACCAAGCCGAGAGGAAATGACCAAGGTTGTTGCTGCAAAAGTAGCAAAGCCACCTGTTCAAGAGGTCAAGGCAGATGATCAGGATTACTGGACTACGCCTGTAGGTCAGTACAACAAGGTCGTAGATGCGCCTGTAACCCTTGAGAAGGCTATGGAGAACATCGCAGCTGTAATGGGCACACAAGAGGCAGTCGAGCCACCATCTTGCCAGCATGGTCACATGACATGGCGCGAGGGTGAGAAGAATGGCAAGGCATGGGGTGGCTACTTCTGTGGCTATGCACCTCGTACAGGTGAGGCTAAATGTGCTACTAACTGGTACACCCTAGGTTCAGATGGCAAGTTCCAGCCTCAGAAGGTGTGGGCATAACATGGGCTATGTTGAGTATTTTGATGAGACAACAGGTGTATGGACTAACCTAGAAGATGTACCATTATTCGACACTATTAACTGTCAGCTATGCAATGAGCCTACACAGGCGCATGACATTGTTGCAGAGATTAAGTTTAAGGATGATCAGCCCATCGTAGGTGCGTGGCAGTGCCGTAAATGCAAGGCAGTCAATGGATAAAAGTTCTGCAGAATATCTTGACTTGCTTTACAAAGAATATGCTTCTGCTCATAAGGTAACATGCGTTGGTGCGGATTGCTGGCTTGCCAAAGTAGAGCCAGTTTGGCATTTTATAAATGGCTAGTCAAGCAAGGAAACATAGAGGTTTCCGCACAGAGCGAGTAGTCGCACAGTACCTATCGACTGTGTGGAGTGGCGCATGTGTGGGAAGGGGTAGTGGTAAGGACATTGTTAATGTACCGTTCGATCTTGAAGTCAAAGCCCGCGCTGGATTTCAACCATTGGCATATATGAAACAATTGAAGGCTCGCACATCCGTTTCGGGGGAAATCGGGATAGCAGTCTTACGCCTAAATACACAAGGAGAGAACGCAGAGGACTATGCATGCGTCATGAGATTAGGCGATCTCTTACCACTACTCCAACTTAAATACGGACACTTAGACAAAGAGCCCACAGATGCAGACATAGAACGCTGCACAGGCTGTGGGACATACATGATAAAGAGGTGCTTGACATGCCAGCCTACGACTACCGATGCACACAATGCGATCTTAGTCAAGAGATTACCCATGGATGGTACGACAGACCAATGATCCCATGCACATACTGTAATGAGCCTATGGTTAAGGTAATTGCAGCTTCACCTACACACTTTAA